GCTTCTATTCCTGCTTTAGCTGCCTCTACTCTAAAATCCATAGCGAGACTAGTAGTCAGCTTTTTTCCTAGCTTTTTTTTAAAAGACTCAAGATCATCAGGGCCAAAAGAAGACCTGTTTTGATCTTTTATCTCTTTAATTACCGCTTTAAGAGCATCTGCTTTTTTCATTCTTAGTAACCAAACGTAGAGTCAAATGCTTTAGGCTTTGCTTCTTTCATCTTATTCATCATAGAATTAATAGTTAGATGACCTCTTGCGCGGGTCATGCACATGTATCGCAAAGCATCGTAGGCGTGGTCATCTGCTTTCGTATCTACATCTTCAGGGTTTGTCTTTGACAGAGGTAGTCCTGAGAGAGTGCGTATCAGATGTGTACACGTAGAGAGTATCTTTATCTTTGGCTCACCTGTAAAATCATCAACCCTTAACCGGCTGTGCAACTCCAGCTTACCCGCTATTCTGTTTCTATCAGAAGGAGTAAACCTAGCACCTCTACGAATAAGGGTTTCTGCAATGGAAGGGCCAGTACCTGTCCTGTTCCAGCAAGAAGCGTCAAGCACAGAGTAATACATGCCGGGGTCATCCCCCTCTAGGCTTACGATAGTATTTGCCAGCATCTCTGCCGTTTGGCCCTTGCCGTAGAACTCCCTGTAAATCCACAGAGTATCATCCCAATCAACTGCGCCCCACAGAACACATGAGGGGGCGGCATACCCATAATCCGCTGCGCGGACGCGCAACCAGTTGTGGGGTATCTGTGTCTGTGAGGCTTCCACAACATGAATGTTGCGGGAAAACTCTGGGAACGCCGCTCCCTCTGCGACATCCCAATCCCCTTCTAAAAGCCGCCTTCGTTCGACTTCTGGGAGCGACCTCAACATGGCTTCATATTCACCAGTTTCAGCGAGGTAGGGGTTATCGGTCAATCGCGCCGGAATGAACTTACGAAGAAAAAGCGGTTGACCTGCTTTACCGTTAGTTGCTGTATCAGGCCATAAGAGTGCATTGCCTGTATCAACATCAGTAGCTGCAAAAGGACTATTGGGTGGTGCAGGATCAATGTACATTTTCTTGACCCACCAGCCACCTACCCCTCCGGGGTTTCCTGTGCAGCGCATGTATGCGTTAATCTGCGGGTCCGTTGTACGAAGCCTAGAACGCAGATATTCCCAAACATAAGGCGTTGGGTAGTGTGTGATCTCGTCAATGCCAATCCAAGTAAAGGCTTGTCCTTGGTAGCGTGTTACGTCTTTGTCCTTGTCGAGGTAGGAGAACCATGCCGTAGCCCCGGACGGGAACTGCCACATCGCTTTTGACTCCCGAAAGAGGGCACCGGGAAAAGCTTTTGGATAGAGTTGTTTACTCTTGTCAACCAGTTCTGTAAGTTCGTCCAGTGTGCGACGAATAATAAGGGCGCGATGATTGGGATTGCTGCAGTAGCGAAGAAGATCAGCAAGCAGAGCATAAGACTTCCCGCCGCCAGCAGCGCCCCCATAAAACACATCCCTTTCAGGGCTTGCCAAAAAGTCTGTTTGCGGCCCTGAGTTGGGCTTGAAGATAACTTCTGCTTCATCCTCTACTAACTCCCTTACGGGTTTTGGTACATTCTGTAGTGTAGTATCTTCAATAACTTTAGCACCATTCTTGGTAAACAGAGCCTGTTCGACCTTCTTGATGCTGTCTTTCTTTTCCTTGGCCTTGGAAGCTTTCTTCTGCGCCTTTTTCTTAGCCCTGTCAGCGTTGCGAACTGCAGCGACAGATGCTCTCCGCGCACGTTCTTTTGCCGAGATGCGGTAGTTGCCCTTTTCACCTTCGGCTAACTTAGGACGGCCCCTGCGCTTTACAGGCTCTTCTCTTACATCAGCCTTATCAACCAAAGGCAGGAGGCTTTCTTCGGATGTTCTTTTTGTGCCTTCGCTCTGGTGATCTAAATCGTCCAAGTGTTTTACCTTTGTGAAATACTATCTTGGTATTCCCTGTAGTCTTCTTCTTTTTTACTGCCATTATTTTAGTCGTGGTTTCCTTGGGGCGTTGGAGTATTGTTTAACGTGTCCGCCTTTTGCGTATTTTTTAACTTTGCCGCCTTTTGCAAATCTACCTTTAATTTCAGCGCGTACCCCATACCCTTTACTTTCAGGATCAATGCTGCCCCTAATACCTGCAGTCCCTTTAAACCTGCCTAGCTCGACGGGTCTTTCAAAGGATGCTCCTACAGCGGGCAGTCTTCCCTCCGCTACATCTTCAAAACCCAAACCCTTGTAGTCAATGTTTAGGTTTAGTCCCTCTGGTAACTGGTTATTAATAAGTTTCTCACCTTCTTGTACAACTCTTGCAACTGCAGTTCTAGACGCTTTATCTTTTAACGCCTCTGCACTGTATTTATCAGGATCAAGAAAATAATCTGCGGCTAAATAGGCGGCACCCATAGCACCTTGGACTAATTGTGCATTACTCACATCTCTTTGTATGTCTGGATCAGCAATACCAAGATCACGGGAACGAGCAGTAAAGGCTGTTTCTTTGCCTTTCTCTGATCTATCAATCTGAAGCTTGAGTCCATCCCTGATTGTTGTTATTGCTCTTCTTAAATCATCAGCCATTTTGTACGATCTGGTTCTCTTTGATTAGCCCACGATCTATTGCGTAAGCTTGTACAACAAAATCTTCTACGGTCTTTACTTCTACCGTCTTATAGAACTGGCCCTTGCCACGAATGTAGCAGGGGTAGCTCAAGGGCTTTCTGGTCCGCGACAGTTTAACTTCTACGAATATCTTATTCATGATTTATGATAATAGGATCATCCTGCCCAGACTTTGCGGGGAGAAGAACCACTCCATGTAAAGCAGTAACGTTATGTTCAACTTTGTCGTGTTTGCCCACTCCTACCCGATTAAGAATAGATTCCGCTGCCTTTATACGCTGTTCAGCGCGTGGGATGGTTCCATCATCGTCTAGTGCTTGTACAAGACCTGCTGCCGCTTTTACTGAATTAGCGGCTAACATATTCTTAGCCCTGCCTACTATCTCATCTGCAAGGGAGTTCATGACTGCCTTGCCAGTAGTTTCGGAGTATCCGGCTACGCGCAGTGCTGCAGCGTTATTGCCGCCATTGTCCATGAGAGCGTCTAAGTATGCAGACTGCATCTCAGTTAGCTCTCGTTTCTTCTTCTTCTGTGAGGGTAGGAGTCCTTCTGCCATCAGTAACGTACTTTACGTACTCCACCACCCATTGAATATTCTTTAACCTTACCGCCACCCATCATGCCCGTAACCTTGTTGCGGTTCATTTGCATCAGGCTCTGCTGCGGATTCTGCTGCATGGAAGCTGCACCCATGATCTTATCTTTGTCTGGAGTGCCTGTCTGTACCATTCCGCCGCCATACATCTTTTTAGCCGTCTTTGCAGCTTCCTTGAAGTTCTTGGCAGTAGGCGCACCTTTAGCCCCTACCTTACGCATCTTCTCTCCAGAACCAGCGGCTATTCGCTTGCGCTTTGCTTGAATGTTATCGTACAGTCCTCTTTTTTTAGCCATTACTTTCCTACCTTTTTCATTGCTTTCTTGTGAGAAGCACCAAAAGTTTTTCCTTTTTTCATGTCAGTTTTCATACTAGACATATGTTTCTTAGTATGATGTTTTGAATGTTCTTTAAGTGTAGTCTTTTGTCTGTTTGTAAGTTTTTTACGTGCCATTAGCACTTCCATCTTTTTCTTGCTTGCCTGATACGGCTATTGGGGTCTTTAGCCGCATTTGGAAACTTCTTCATCTGTCCTGCAGAACGAGCGCAGTATGACTTACGCCTCTTCGCAGCTTTACTTCCTGCCTTGACCTTGCCGGTCACTGCACCTTTTAGCTTGGAGCCGGGGTTAGCCGCACGATAAGCCTTAATACCCTTCTCGGTCATTCCAGCGCCCTGTTTAGTAGGTCGCTTCATTCCTTTGCCTTTGGGCATTACATCCGGTTTACGAACTCCACCGCCCTTTGCATATTCCTTACGGCTAATCGTTTGCATTATTTCATCCGGGGTTTGCGGATGGAACCGCCCATGTTGCGGTTCATGGCATAAACTTTACCACCACCCATTTTCTTTTGCGGTTTTTTTTGAGCAAGGGCCTGTTTCATAGGCTCTTTCTTGTTACCGTCTCCATCAAAGTCTAAATAGTCTGGTTTGCTTGCCATTATTCCATCTCCACCGTTGGTTCTCCCCATCCACTCTTACGTGTATACATCTTCTTACAGTGACAGTCTCCACAGTCACAGTGGGCGCAAGGCTCTGGACAGTGGCATTCCCCCGGCTGACACACACAGGTT